TCGTATTTTCGCATAGCGAAAATTAAGGCGGAAATCAAAAAACGACCTCTGTCGCATTTGATTTCCGCCTACAAAAATAATTTTATATGAACGATAAAAAGAAACACCGGAAGCGGTGCTTCCTGCATCGCTGTGCGCAAAAATAATGGTTTTTCGGAGAATAACAAGGATTATAGAGGTTGTTTTAAATGAAAGAGCCGTGATAAAGGAATAAGACAAAACATAAAAAATTAGGAAAAATCCTCGCCAAGCTATAACTTTGCGAAGATTTTTTATAATATTATGTACATATTCCGTTCTATACACGAAATCATAAACACCGTCGCCGCAGCAAGAGGGCTGCTGACGGAAATGTTCGAGAAAAGAAAAATACTAAGCTTCAGATACTCCGATGCACTGGCTTTGCTGAAAGATGATGAAAACCGTCTGAAACTACTTATAGAAAAAGAAGTAATTCATCAGAACGGCAACTTTGTTGAGCTGGATGCACGGTTTATGGATTTTTTCGAACTGTTACTTGAGGCTAATGAAGAAATCAATACAGCCGTGATAGATGAAAATATCGAGTATCTTCACGAACTGATGGATTATTATCTCAAAGAACGTATCGCAACGCGTAAGGCTAGTTACGTAAGAAATATCAAAATTACTTTTCAGAAAATAGCTCGTACTACGATACGTAATATCATGAATTTGCAGACCAGCATCGACAATGCTTTCAAACATGAGCCTACCTATCAGATAAAGATTGCCAAGCTGGAAAACCTCGATAAAAAACGAATCAATATCCAGCAGCTGATTGATACGACGGAAAATCTGATATTGCACGAAGAACGACAATTCTTCCAACAAGCAACTGATGATGAGCTGAACCGGATTTTGCTGGAACTTCGCCGGGAATTACAGCTTTCAGCGCATAGTCTTATCCGGGCACAGCAGGATATCATCAATTA